TACGGACTTAAAGCTACTGATTTAATCAAACGTAAGTAGTTGCATTTAAAATCCAAAGTGTTATAAAAACTTATGATTACAGGAGACAGTTACGAATATGAATTACTTGAAAGATGGACTAAAGGATTTGATTGTCAAGGTTATAAATCATGTGAGATCGGAGTTAATAAGGGATATGGGTCTAAAGTTATTATGGACAATATCATTAATAATTATATGCATGTGGGTGTTGATCCATACTCTAATTTAGAGTATCAACATTTTGACACACAAAAAGACTACCAGTGGGAAGGTTATGAAAGAGGAGTAGCACCTACTTACTCTGATGATATTAGAGATCAAATGTTAAACGATCTTAAACCATACAGAAACCAAGGTAAGTTCACACTGTGTAATATGACTGATGTAGATTTTATGACTATATCAAAGCATAAAGATTCTAAATTTGCTTTTGTTTTTTTCGATGGTCCACACATGACAAAAGATGTTATTACTGAAGCTGTTTGGTTTGCAGAAAGAACAGCTCCTATCACAAGATTTGTCTTTGATGACTACCCCATGTACGACATGGCTCTTATAGTAAATATAATGAAATATTATGGTTTCAAAGGCTTAGAAAAGGGCAAAAATAAAGTTTGTCTAGAGAAAAATGAATCTTGATTTAGATACACTACAATCAATTCGACATTACATCAAAAAACAAATTGAGAAGACTAAAGAGGATTTGGTGTACCATGTAGACACAATCGACAACCTATCGTATGCTAGAGGGAAACTCAGCGCTTTAGAAACGCTGCTACAGGATCTTAAAGACCTGCAGAGAAACGAGGAGAATGTCGATGACGATAATACAACCTGATCCTTTAGTCGGGATCAAAAAAAATGGTGAGGCTACACCAGAATCAAAAGAACAAGCCATACCTACTGACCCAGAAGGTATTAAAAAATACTTAGACGTTATACCAAAACCAGTTGGATATAGACTTTTAGTTAGACCTTATTCAGGACCTAAAAAAACTAAAGGTGGAATTATTTTAACTGATACAGCAAGTGAAACTATTCAGATGACAACCGTAGTTGGTTTAGTTGTTGAGATGGGTGATCTTTGTTATCAGGATAAAGAAAAATTTCCAAAAGGTCCTTGGTGTAGTAAAGGGCAATTTGTAATCTACGGTAGATATGCCGGTTCTAGATTTAAAACAAAATATGGTGAACACCGTATTTTGAATGATGATGAAATCATCGCAACAATAGCAAAACCAGAAGATATTCTGCATTTATATTAAGGAGGACACATCATGGCTGATGCACAAGAATATGCTAAGACACAACCTGAAGTTGAACTCGATACAGATGATGTTAAAGAAACTGATATTAGTATTGAAGAAACAAAACAGGAAGAATCAAAAGAACCAAACTTAAACGCTGGTGAAGTTGATTTAGGTTATACTGATCATGACAAAGAGCAACTAAAAGAAGAAGTTGCTGTTGAAGAAGTTCAGGAACAACCAAAACAAGAAACACAAACAGAGGAACCTGAAGATTTAACTGACGTTTCTGAATCTGTTAAAAAAAGAATCGATAAACTTACTAGAAAATTTAGAGAAGCTGAAAGAAGAGAAAAAGCTGCTTTAGATTTTGCTAAAGGTTTACAGAAAAAGTATGAGGATACTCAAACTAAATATGATTCTACAGATGAGAAATATCTTAAAGAATTTGACGCGAGAGTAGATTCTCAAAGAGAACAGGTTAAGAGAAAGCTTAAAGAGGCTATCGAAAATAATGATGCCGATAAAATCATGGAGGCTAATGATGAGCTTACTCAATTAACTGTTGAGAAGGAAAAAGCTAGAATCAAAATGGCTGATAGAGAAGCTAGATTGAAACAGCTAGAAGAACAAAAAAACGCGCCAAAAGAGCAACCAATCCAAGAACAACAAGTACAAGCTGAGCCTAGTGAAAGAGCAAGATCTTGGGCTAGTAAAAACGCTTGGTTTGGTAACGATAAAATCATGACAAATGCAGCAATGACTGTGCACGAAGATCTAGTGGGCATGGGTGTTGATGTTGAAAGTGATGAGTACTATAATGAGATAGACAAACGAATGAAGGAAAATTTTCCTCACCGTTTTGCTACTCAAGAGCAACGAAGACCCGTCCAAAAAGTTGCTTCTGCTGGTAGAACTCAGCAGGGACGTAGATCTGTGAGACTCACCAAATCACAGGTGGCTATTGCCAAAAAATTAGGGGTGCCACTAGAAGAATACGCTAAATTCGTGAAGGAGGTATAGAATGAGCGATAAAATAAATAGAACTTCACGCGCGTCTACTGAAGTAAAGGATGTTAGAAAACAACCATGGACGCCACCATCATCTCTGGATGCACCACCTGCGCCAGACGGTTATGTTCATAGATGGATCAGAACCGAAAGTATGGGTTTCCAAGATACGGCTAACGTATCGAAGAAAATGAGAGAAGGTTGGGAATTTGTGAGAGCCGAAGAGATTAAAAATCAATTAGGTGATCATTCTTATCCAGTCATTGCTCAGGGAACTTACGCAGGTCTCATCGGGGTTGCTGGCCTTGTGTTGGGAAGGATACCTGAAGAAATCGTAAAAAGCCGTGCAGAGTATTTCCAAAGAATTACTCAGGACAGAGTCGCCGCGGTAGACAACGATGTCATGAAGGAACAACGACCTGAGATGCCTATTAATATTAATAGACAATCTCGCGTAACTTTTGGTGGTGGAAACAAATAATAATTATTTGGCAATATTCACTCCAAAGTAAATGTTAAACAATAAAGGAGAAAACAACTATGGCTAATGTAGCTGAAAAATATGGTCTAAGACCAGTAAGAAAGTTAGATGGCTCTCCATTTATTAACGCGCAAAACAGATACAGAATTGCTGCGAATTACGGTACTGCGATTTATCAAGGTGACTTGGTAAAACCTGTTGCAGGTGGCGGAATCGAAAGAGCAGTAGCAAATACTTCTGATCTTGTTGTGGGTGTTTTTAACGGAGTGTTCTACACTGACCCTACTACTCAGAAGCCTACTTGGAAAAACTATTATCCAGGAACTGTTAACGCTAGTGACATTGTCGCTACTGTTATCGATGATCCTAATGTAGTTTATTCAATAGACTCTGATGGAGCATTCGCGGCAGCGGATATCTTCAAAAACTTTGCAATAACAACAGGCGGCGGTAACGCTTTAACTGGAATCTCTGAAGTTCAAATGGACTACGATGTATCTGGTTTAACTACAAGTGGAACTGTCCTTCAAGCAATCGATGTGTCACAAAATACTGACAATAGCGATGCTGGAAGCGCGAACGTAGACGTGTTAGTTAGAATTAACAACCACTTCTACAATCAAGGCACAGGCTTATAATAATAGGAGATTATAAATTATGGCTATATCACGATCACAACTAGTTAAAGAACTAGAGCCAGGTTTGAATGCACTATTTGGCCTGGAATACAACAGATACGACAATGAACATGCAGAGATCTTCATGGCGGAAGCTTCAGACAGAGCGTTTGAAGAAGAAGTTATGTTATCTGGCTTTGGCACAGCAGCTACTAAAGCTGAAGGTGCTATGGTCACTTTTGATCAAGCTACTGAAGCGTATACTTCAAGATACACTCACAATACTGTGGCGTTAGCATTTGCTATCACAGAAGAGGCGATTGAAGATAACTTATACGACAGATTAGCGGGCAGATACACAAGAGCTCTTGCTAGATCAATGGCGCAATCTAAACAAATCACAGCAGCGAATGTATTAAACAACGCGTTTGATACAGGCGGAAGCTACAATGGAGGTGACGGTAAGGCACTTTGTACTACTGACCACCCATTAGCGACTGGTGGAACGTTCAGAAATGAACTTTCAACTGCTTCTGACTTGTCAGAAACATCATTAGAACAAGCGTTAATCGATATCGCAGCGTTCGTAGATGAAAGAGGATTAAAGATCGCTCTACAAGGTAGAAAATTGATTATTCCAAAAGAATTACAATTTACTGCTGAGAGAATCATGAAGTCTCCATTGTCTACAACTGCAGGTGTTGCTAGTTCAACTGGCTTCGCTAAAAACGACATCAACGCTATGATGAACATGGGTATGATTCCTGAAGGTTACAGAGTTAACCATTTCTTGACTGATACTGATGCATTCTTCATCATGACTGATGCGCCTAACGGTTTAAAACACTTTGTAAGATCGCCAATTAAAACAGCGATTGAAGGTGATTTTGACACTGGTAACGTTAGATTCAAAGCTAGAGAAAGATACAGCTTCGGTTGGTCTGACCCTAGAGGAATCTTCGGTTCTCCAGGAGCGTAATAAATTACAGTTTATAGGGGCGTACTTTACGCCCCTATACTTTACCCTTATAATGGAGATACTATGAGTTTTAAAAGTGATATTCAGGCTACAAGATCAACAGCAGGTAACACAGGTACTGCAGTTATTTCACAGCCAATTAGATTAAGAGGAATTATTATTGCTTCAGATAATGTTGGAGCAGGTATATTAGAATTAACAACAACATCAGCTACAGGTGATTCACTTTTTATAGGTGATGTGCCACAAGGTGATGTAATTAATTTTTCATTTCCAGAGGACGGAATCCTTTTTCCAAAAGGGATTTTTGTTAAAACAAAAACAAACGTCGCTGCTTATACATTACTAACAGATAAATATTCTGGTCCAGGATTAACTGCTTAGAGGTAAAACATGGATTACTATGCTGATTTAGGTATAGAGATCGATGGTTTCGCTAAAGGCGGTATGCCAGCGAAAAATAAAAAAAACTTTAGGTCTACAAAATCTGGAGCAGGTATGACTGCAGCAGGTGTTCGTGCGTACAGAAGAATGAACCCTGGATCGAAGTTAAAAACAGCTGTTACAGGTAAAGTTAAAAAAGGATCTAAAGCAGCTAAAAGAAGAGCATCTTATTGT